GAACTTTTTCCCACGGCGTATGTGGGTTGGAGACTCTGGTAGCGGTGTATTCAGGTCAATTGCTGTCCAGTCTTCAGATGCGATCCAGTCCTGAATCTGAATAGACCCTGCCTTGATGAGCCTCTGCGCGTCAGAGTTTGATTCAGCTATCTCCAGAAAAACTAACATCTGCGGCCAATTCCTCGGGCGGCTGAATACTCTGATCCTCTTTTCCCACACGCCTTTTCGGGACGTGTCGGCCCACTCCCACATTTCCTCTTCGGATTTACGGGTGCCCATCCTTCGATCCCAACGCCAATACTTCAGGCGCGGCATCCACTCGCGTGGACGCCATCTATCGAACCAATCGGCGGCGTTGAGCTTGAAGTTGGCAAAGCTGCTGAGTATCTGGTTCATGCCGCCGCCTTCTTTCTCGGCTTCAAGGGCAACCTGTGGTTAAGCCGCTTCCATTTATCGTGCGAGATTAGCACCGCGCAGGTTCGCGTACCCTCGTAGCTATCTGACGTGATGAACTTCGGCCCGTCGATAGCGAGTAGCTCGGAAGCAGACATAAGTACGAGATCTGCGAGGGGGATGTGAAGGCTAGGAGATAACTTTTTGAGTTTGGACATTACACCCTCGATTCTGGAACCTTTACTTCGGTCCCGTTGAGTCTTGCCCGGCTTCTACGTCCGAGTCGAGTTGCGGCTCAGGTTGGGCATCGTACATGCGGCGTACCCACTCAGTAAGAAGTAGAGCCAGTGTCTCCCCTGTCATGGTTCCCTCGCACGTTGAATCACTCCAACTATCTCCAAGCAATTCACGCAGTTGCATTGCTTTCGGCACAGGAGGGTTCTCCCTTTGCCAGCGGAGGAAGGCTTCAAGGATGGCCTTGATTTGCGCCTCACTGATTTCATCCACCTGCGCTTTAGTTGACGCATCTACCGCCGCGTTCAATCCTTTTTCAGGAACTATAATTTTCTTTTTTCTCATTTGAATTCTCCTTCGTCTCTCATCGCTTTGCAATACTCATGCGCCGCCTTGCTAAATTTATCAAATGCGGCATTCATTCTCGCAAGATCGCTGTCTGGTGGTGTCCCTGCGAGGTAAGGAGTTAAGGGAACGCCGTAGCCGTTCATGCCGATAAAAGACACTGCCGGGGTACGATTCTTCCCGCGCAAGTAGAATTCCAATTTCAGTGCGATTTTCTTTTCGCTCATCGACTCAACCCTCCTCTGTTCAATTTTTGTATAGCATCTTCACGCGACATAAGTTTTTCAAAATAGTCGTCAGGTCGAGTAGGCGATTCTCCACACCGGATACACTCATCGTGAGATAGGCCGCGTAATCTGAGAGAGCCATAACGGGGATTGAAATTCGGGGGAAGTTTACTCAGATGGCGGCGCATCTGCGCTTGCATACTCCATCCGCCAGTAAGTCCATCTTTGATCGTCTCCCCGACTCCAAATAATGCACACCCGGCGATGAAGTAAAAGACTAAGGAACCTAGCCATACAATGTGGAAGATAATCGCTATTGCGACCAGAATTGCAAGTATTAGAACGACTCTCATCGGCTCAATCCTCCTCTGTTGTTATGCGCTATGCGAAGATGTTCGACCAGAGAAAACAGCGCCGGGAACGGTGGGTGGGGACACAACTTGCAAGGCCACATGTCGGCAGGCATACGCGCCGATTGCGGGATACGTGGGGTTCCACCGGGAGCGCTGAGGGTTTCAACTCTCATCCAGTTTTCCTCTTCCTGCGCTCATCAAGCTCCAGCGAACACACACATCGGCAGTCGCCACCATCGCAGCATAAATGATCGCCAGTTCGACAAGCATCACACAGTATATTGCCATCCACTCCCGGCGGCCTACCTCGACCCCGTTTTTCAAGAGAGGGAGCAGGAAGCGGCGCCGTAGACGGCAGCCTAACAAGTATCGGTCTATCACTATGCGCACGACTATTATGTTCGGCCCGGCCAGCATTGGTATCAATGACCGGGCATCCACACTTCGGGCAAGACGCGACCCCGCGACCATCGAATTCATCTATCCCGCGCCATTTACGAACCTCGCTCATCCAGTTTTCCTCGCGAGCATTTCTATGATTCGCGCATTTGCCGGGCGGGTAGTCTCCAGGTTGCTGTTCCCGCCATACGTGTCCATTGTCGTCGCCAGTCTACTGTGACGCATCAGATTCTTCTGAATCTCCAGCGGAGTCCCGCCCTGTCTCAGCATAGCGCGGTAAAAGTGCCTCAGCGAGTGCCAGCCAAACCCGTCAACACCAATGCGCTCCCCGGCTGGCTGTAGGTATTGCGCGCGGAGCCAGTCCCGATCGTAAGGCCTGGAGGTCCGCTCCGAGCAAAACACCCAACGCGAACGAAACTTCTCCCCAGCCTTCCACGCCTTCAACACGTCGATCAATACTTCATGCAGGGGCAACGTCTGCCGGGAACTATCCGTCTTGGTGTCGCTGGCCATGCCGTGAACCACGCTGCGCTGAATTTGGATGGTCTTGGCCTCAAAGTCGCAGTCGTCCCACCGCAGCCCGAGTATCTCCGACACGCGCAAGCCGAGGCCAGCGGCGAGATGCACCATGGTCTTGACCAATTCCGGCAGTTGCGGATCGTCCAAGAGTTGCTGGTACTGATCTACGGTCAGAATGACGAGATCTTTGGCGCGCTTCGAGGCGCCCTTCAACCGAATCAGGTCGAGCGGGTTGCGGTCCATCTGTAAATGGTTCCACAACATTGCCTTTTCAATCAATAAGTGAAGTAGGTTGCGAACCTGGCCGCGGTACAAGGGGCTGGCCAGAGCAGGTACGCCCTTGCCTGGGTGCCGGCCAATCGCAGGTAGTTCCTTGAGCCACACTTCGACCGCCAAAATGTCGCGGCAGAACTGGTCTATGCGTAGATTACCCCAACGGAATTCGATGCGCTTGAACACGGAACGGTAGGACGCGGCAGTTGTCTCGCGCCCAGGTGGGCAGTCCCGCCAGAATTTAGCGATCAGGTCGGCGATGGTAATAACCTCCGCGTCGCTGTTGGCGAACTTCCGGAAGCGCTCGGCGGCCTTCTCGGCCTGGGCGCGGGTCGGGAATTGCTTGACGGTGCCGATGAACTCGGAGCGTTGGATGCCATCTTGTCTCCAACGGAATCTCCAGCATTCCCCGGACTTGCGCTGGATTTTTACGATTGAGCCCTGCTGAAAACTGGTTCTCATGGTCTTTCCTTTCTTTACCATCACGCTTGCATAAAGCATAGCACCACGCTTGCAAGCGTGCAAGGGGGAAATTCAAAGCGGCAGGTATCTATGGGGGCACAGCATACCTGCCGCCGATTTCCGGCTGCCAGCCCGATGGCGCCGGAAACTTAATCCTTTCTCAAAGTGATGAAGGATTTGAAATTCTCACGCACGCAGATGCGCACGAAATCCGGCTGGTCGCGGTCCGCTTTCTTCATGGCCGCGTCTAACTGCGCCGCCTGTTCCGGGTTCAGGTGTAGGACGACGTTACGCGCGCCTTCCTCGCGGTCACGCTTCAGGCCTTTCCGGAGAACAGGTGTGCTGGTTGGTGCGGCTTGGGTTTCGGCTGGTGCTGGTGGAGCTGCTGCGGGCGGATTGTCGGCGTTCATCTTCTTCAGCCTTGCCCGGGCATCCGCCAATTGCTCTTCGGAAAGCGCGTCGGTATCAAATTCAGTGCTGCGATTTGCCATTTCTTTATTCCTCTCGTCTGCGATTTGTGGTGCGTTAAAAGTTAATGCGCGGCGGGCTGACTCGCTTCCATGGATACGGCCAACCTTCCTACCCTTTCTTCGCAGAACCAGTCTGCTCTTCCGGCATGTAGGTGTCACTAGGACTTCAACCCGGAGTGCGCCCCGGTCGCCGCCGCGCATCTTCCCCTGGAGGCATAACCAGAGGAAGGTTAAACTGTTTCCATCAGCTTCCTGACCTCGGCCGCCACGTCGCCGACCGTCATGGATGCTGAGATCGCCGAGTCTGGAATCTCGATGCCGAATTCTTCTTCGAGATCCATTCCGAACTGGACCATCTCCAAGGAGCCCAACCCCAGGTCGTCAACAAGGTGGCTGCCGGTCGTAACGTCGTCGGCATCGGCGGTGAATTCTTCGATGAGAATGTCGCGTATTTTCTGTTCTACTTCTACTTGGTCCATGGTTACTCTCTCGCTAGGTTCTCGAATTTTGTAAAAGTTTCCTGAAACGCAAGTTTCACGATTCCAGTGGGGCCGTTGCGGGATTTGCCAATTATCAATTCCGCAATCCCTTTGAGGTCTTGATTGTCACGGTCAAAGTATTCAGGCCGGTGGATAAAAACGGCAACGTCGGCATCTTGTTCGATCTGTCCACTTTCCCTCAAATCAGAAAGCACTGGCCGTTTATCCTGCCGCTGTTCTGGATTACGATTGAGCTGCGCCATGGCAACTACCGGGCAGTCCAACTCTTTCGCGCATGCCTTCAATGACCTGGAAATAGCTGCAACTTCCTGTTCGCGGCTTTGTGTTTTGTGAGCAGCGGACATTAACTGTAGATAGTCTACAAGGCAGAGGTCTAACCGCTTCTCTTTACTTTTCAGCCGGCGGCATTTTGCGCGCAGTTGCACCGGGGTCAAAGTCGGCGAGTCGTCGATGAAGATACGAGATTCAACCAGCGCGCCGAGAGCGGTTTCCAGTTTTACTCGCTCTTCCCGGCCAAGATAGATGCCCTCCATTACTCTCTGGATATTCACCCGTGCCCTCGATGCCATGAAGCGCCTCTCGATTGCGGAGCGAGTCATTTCCAGACTGAATACGGCGACTACCAGGTCGGTGCCCACGGCAACATTATCTGCGATGTTCATACCGAGTGCGGTTTTCCCCATAGAGGGCCGCGCCGCAATGATCGTCAACTCACCCTTTTGTAAACCGCCGGTCATGCGATCGTAGTCGGCAAAGCCCGTCAGCAGCCCAGGCTTTATATCTGGATCTGTGCAGGCCTTCATATAGGGGTCCAATCCCCCCGCATCTTCGACCGACTGGTAGATGGTCTTGAGCCTACCGCTGGTTGCGTCCTGGGCGATCTGTAAGAGTTCGCTTTCGGCATATTCCAGAATCTCCAACGGTAGCTCTGATTGATCTTGGGCGCGCGTAACCGCCGCGTTGAATATGTCGATCATCTGGCGGAGTTGCGATTTCTCGCGAATAAGTCTGATGTAATCTGTAATTGAGGGCCGGCGCGGTAGCCCTTCCGTGAGCCCAGCCAACGCCGCTACGCCCCCGACACTACTCAGATCCTTATTCCGATCAAGTTCTGCCGCGAGTGTGGCTATATCCACAGCCATCCCCGACTCGACAAGATTACCAATGGCTCGAAAGATGCGCACATTCGAGTCAAGATAGAAGTCACTTTCCGTCAATTGTTCGGCAATTTCCGAATAGCATTGCGAGTCCAGCAAACACGCGCCGAGCAATACCTGTTCAGCTTGAGCGTTGGATGGGGATTCGCGCTCAACAAATATCGGGGCGTGTTCTTGCGGCGGCGGCTCTGGCACCGACTCGGAGAGCATATAGTCATTCACGTCAGCCATTCAGTCGATGATCCTTTCTGTTATTGCTTTTGAAGAAAAGAATTAGTTGAAAATGCTTTTCCCGTTCCATGTGTGATTTGGCACGTCCGCACGATGCGCTGGGGCCTTGGCTTCCTTGTAGGCTTTCCACGCTGGGGTAATGACCGCCAGAGACGATGCCGATAACGGACGCATATTGTCGAGACGGCAAACCTGCTCGTCACGCGATTTGCTTGACAAAATGTAGTTGATCCGGTTGGCGATTGGTTGGGTAAGTTCTTCCCACTCCCTTTCGTGGTGAACACACCATCCATGCGTGGCTCCAGGCAGCGCAGCCCATGCCGCGTAGCAATCCTTCTCAGCTTCTTCAATTGTTCTCATTTTTGTCTGCGCCCTCCTGAGAGCGTAGTGGTTGGTTGCCACTTCCCCGATCAGCTCAACTTGCTGTACGCCCTTCCAGTTTTCTTAAAGAATGTGTCGTAGTGGCTGCCAGGGCTGTCGGCGTTCTCGAAGGAGATAGCCTCTTCCTCCGTTGTCCCAGGTAGAACTCCAGAGTGGCCAGAATGAAAGACCACTCGGAGCGCCTGCGTGTCCGGGTCATAAAATCCTGAGTGGATATTCTTACTCGTGTTCGTGAACTGCAACTGACGCTCTGCCATTTCCTGCATCCTCCTTCAGCACACAAACATTGATCGCCTGCGGCTTCTCTTTGGGGCCAATCTCGACGTTAAAGGATACTCGCTGGCCCTTTTCAAGTTTCCGGTAACCTTCCATTTGGATATTTTTGTGGTGGACAAAATACTCTCGCCCTCCCTCATCGCTGGCAATAAAACCATAACCACGCGAATTCTCGAACCAAACCACCGTTCCTGTTTGCATGTCCGTCCCTTTCTGTTATTTCTTAGCCGTCCCCTGCCGACCCGCAACGTGCTCACAGGAGCTGCCGTGATTCACAAATACCCGTAAGTGTTTCTGTAGATGATTCCGTTGATTGTGTTCTGATTGGCCCCATAATACACCATATCCACCCACCTACTTCTTCTTCCTGCGCACCGAGAGAGAACCTACCTCTTTAACGCTGAGGCCAGGGACATTGAACGAAGCGCCGAGAGCTCCAGCCAACTTGTTCGCGGCTGAAAGATCCCACTTAAGCAATGCCGCCGCCTGCTGCATGTCGTACTTCCCGGCGATCACGGCGCGCATGAGAGCCACGATCGAAGCGGTATACGCCTGATCGTCTTCGATCAAATCTTCATCCACTTTCCATTTGGTCGATGTACTCTGGCCCTCGATCTTGGGCGCTGGCGGCGGGATGTAGGCTGGCGGCACATACGGTTTAGGAGCCTCAGCCGGCGCTTCGAAAAGTGTCTCTGCGCGTTTCTCATCGCCAGCATCCAGGGCATCTTGAACGTCCGCGAGTTTTATTCTAGCCGCGTCCTCCTCCTGCAGCCGCTTCGCTTCAGCTTCCCGACGATTGTTTTCCTCGCGGATAAGCTGCCGCCGTTCGCGCTCCCGGTCTTGATCCCATGCCAGAATCTGACCTTTGACGTGCTTGATGCCAACTTCCAGCGGCGTGATGCCAGACTTCACCTTCTCACCGGCCTCAGTGTAGGCATCGTACAAAACCTTGCGGAAGGGGTCGAGAGCGGCCGTAGTCGTATCTTTCTTCAACACCAGCCTATTAAGTGTCTCGCTGGCCTCTGCGCGCTTCTCAGCAGAGTTCACGCGCACGGTAAGCGCCTGTTCGCCGGTTGTCTTGTTCTGAGCGATGATCGCCCTAATCTCGCCGTCGCGCTCACTGAGCAGGTCTAAGGCTTCGGCTGCCGACTCCGGGGCGTGCCAGGCGGGAAGAACCTCGCCGGCGGTGGGCTGTGTGGTGATGGCGAACTCATTCACCGTTCCATCTTCATTCATTTCTGAATTTGGACGATGCCCGGTATGTGGATCAAACTTTTCCACGCCAAAATTGGGAGCCTTGCCGCCCGGCGTTGAATTGTGGCTGGGCGAAGGAATTTCAATAGAGCCGCGCTCGATTCCACCGTAGGTATCTGCCGTCGTCGGTTCGAGTCCAACCATTTCCATGGGGATACCGTCAATATTGCTGCCATTCCACCCAGGCTCCGCGATTCGAATATCGTCGTCCGAGATGCCACCCTCGACCGCTGGCTTCTTGGGCTCAGGCGCGACTTGCGACGGGTCGGCGCCTAGCACTTCGTACTCCCAGCCGGCATTGTTTCGGACATTCTGATTCCACCATTGGCCGAGGCTTTTTGCGCTCATGGCTTCGTCGGCAACCTCTGGACTCACGCCTTTGTATGCCTTGATTTCCTTCGTTGATTGGAACTCAAGGAGTAGTTGCCAGGTTGCTTCGTTGTATCCAGCGCGACTAAACATGCTGGATTTAACTGGTTTCAGACAATCGTAAATGGTCGCCATTTGATCCTTTCCTTTCGTGGTTATTCTGCTAATTCTTTCCAAAGTTTCTGACCGCGCGCCAACCGCCAATGCACCGTTCTCAGCGCCGCAATTCCAACCGCCTCGTCCTCTTGATGATTCGTATGTGGGTGCAACTTATACCGGCCATTCTTGAATAATTGAAGTGCGAATCTCTGCACTCTGCCTAGATGGTTCGATTTGAAAATCCCCATCTCTTGAAGTCCAGTTTGAATGCTCCAGCTCGCTTGAACGGAACTCGCCGCTTTCAACTCGACCACCGCATTATATTTCCCCAGCCGTCCGAATAGGTCCGGTTTCATACCAATCGACATTCCGAACACAGTAGCGATCATCGGCAGTTCTGTCCAGGCCGGGTCTGCTACGAATCCCGTGTCGCGCTCGAAGGCTAAATACCCATTGAAGTAACCCTCGATCTCTTCTGTGATCCACGTCGGATCAAGACCTTCCTTGTCTTTACCGTATACCTCAACTACTCCATGCAGAGCGTTGCCTCTCCTCGCAGCATTCGCCATATCCTCTAGATCTGCGCCGTCGAAGTTAGACAGACCGGCAAGGCGAATCGTCTGCGTCAAACTCGGCACCCATACGCCATCCACGGTCCGGTATTCATGTGGATCATCGTTGAAGGTGCCGCCCGGGATGGTCTGGATGCTCACTGGTTCGCAATCTCCAAAAACAGGTTGCCCCATTTTCCGGGGCGCGTCACACTGACACAATTCGGGGGCATCTTCCAACCGCGAGTGCGTTTACGTCGAATACGTTTAGGCATAATATTCTTCCCTTCCCTTCCCTTCACGCCGCAGGAGCCAGAATCTTGAGCCGATGCCATGCCGTCCGCGTCTCGCGCTAAGACACTCGCTGGCTGGAAATCTGCTCTCATCTGGCCCATGCAGCGCACCTTGCCGGGATAATCGGCAAAGACTGTTAAACTTCGATGCCCAGGCGCAGCAGTTCGCGCTCCAACTCCTCGGCGCGCAAGCAGTGGTACTGGTACTCGCGCTCCAAAACGCCGTGCAGATCGTCGATGGTGTCCTCGGCTTTCTCGTGCAGATCGTCGAGTTCGGCGATGCGCTTTTGCGCAGACTCCTGGGTTTCGGTTGTTGGGAGAGGCGAACCGTACTGGATTGGGTCGGCAGTAGTGGAAGCCGCCGCAGCTCTCCTGCGCTCCAGTGTTGCCCGTGCTTTGCGTGGTTTTGCCATGATGATTCTCACTTTCTTCGGTTGATGATTCGCTGAGGTTCCGGCCGCTTACTACTTCGCCGGCGGCTGTGTGGTCGGTGCAGGTTGAGGCTTCAGCTTTGCTCTGGCAACGCAGGTCAGTTCGCCGTCTTGACTCAGGTTCGGCGCGTAGTCGTCGCCGCACACTTTGTTGATCTCCTGAATCATTGCTTGAAATTCCGCCTGTCGCCCCTGCGCGTTCTTGTACACCTGGCTCTGTTCGAGATCGTGTTGCGTGGATTGCTGGAGCGCGGATGCCTTGAAGAATTTCAATTGCACGTCGGTTGGGATAGTCGGCGCGGCATCGGGTTTGTCTTTCGCTTGAACGCACACCGGCAGGGTGATTGCCAGCGCGAGAAATAGGAGCAGTCGTCTCATAGTGTTCCTTTCGTAGTCAGTCTATGCGTGGATTGAACTACTCGCCGCGGTCCGCCTTGTTGCGCCGCTCGATCTCTTCATCGAGAGCCTTGGAAACATTGGTGTATTCCTCGACCCGTTTCGGTCCCTTGTGCGCTGTGAAGAATTCCGTCCGCTCTTCCGGATTCAATCCGATAGCCTCGAACTTCTCCTCGACGGCCTTCTTAATCGGCGCCGGAGATTTTGCCCAGGCGAAGGCTACTTCCTTCTTGGCGAGTGGAATGTCTTTGGAATTCTTCTCGTTGTGCGGCGGTCCGATCTGGAGGTTATCGCGCAGGAAGGTCTTACTATCCTCCGGTGTCCACCCGCTGTCGATGTAGATTTTGTAGTATTCGCTGCCGCCCTGCTGCCCGATGGTTTCTTCTGCCTTTTCGGTTGTAGCTGGCTGCGCAACGGTTCCTTCGATGGTCTCACCGGGGTAGTCGCGTAACTCCTCGACGGTCTTGATGCCTTTGAGCGCATCGGGAAATTGGTCGCGCATGGCAAAACCACGCGCGCGTATCTGCATCATCCGGAATGGGGCTGTCGTCCACGGTCCAGCCTTTTTCCAGAGGCCGGCAGTCTGGGCGTCGTCCTGCCCGAACGTGGCTTTCACGTCAGGCTGGTTACGCCGTTTAATAATACAGGTGGCTTTATTGTTCTTCTTGATTGTCTCGGGGTCGTCTTCGTGAATGCTCACAAAATCGGGATGCGCTTTGACGATTGCCAATGCGCCGTCCCCCCACAGGCCCGGTCGGCCATTGATGACTGCGATAGATTGCAGCGCTTGGATAGGTAGAAGGCCGACCTCCATGCCCATCTGAATTGCGACGACAATAGCTCCCGGCTTGTTCACGTAATCCTTCGGGACCATGCCGGAATCGGAGATGAGTTTGGCGAACTCAATAGCCTCGCCAAGACTACGGGGTGCAAAGGTTTGTATTTGGCTGACTTGAGGTGAAGACTGGGGTGCTACTTGAAGGGCTGTATCTGCCATGCTGTCCTTTCCTTTCCGAACAATTGCAAGCGTAATTTATGCAAGCGTGGAAGTCAAGGAGTATTTCGAGAATCCCGTTACTAAAAGAATACACTTGCATATCCCGCCGCTTGCATCTAAAATCCCTGTATGGCGAACAAAGCAGAACCATTAAAAGGCAAGAAGCGAGGGCCAAAGCCCAAGCTCCGCAAATCCGACAAGGATTTCTATAAGAAATTAGGCAAGCGCGGCGGCAAGAAGAACCGCGACAACCACGCAACCAAAGGCGGCAACACCTCACTTCATTTCCGAAAACTGGCTATCCTCTCCCACCAAATCAGGAGAGAGCGCCGCTTACAGGAAGAACTCCAGGCGGAAGCCGGTGGCCGTTGAGCGTATCACCCTTGCCGATCTCGCGGTAGAGTTGAATGTCCCTGCCCGCCGTCTGCTGCCGCTGATTTCACACTGCTATCTAAAGACTGTCTTGCGCCATGAATCCCTTGAAAGTACGATCGTAGAGCGTCCGTCCCCCGAAGTTCTGGATTGGCTCAAAACGATGTTCGCACCCCTGGAACTGCGCCCCATGGTGCCCATTCGAGATGCGGCCGCGCTCGTCGAGAAGCATCCTAAAATCTTCCGGAAACTCTGCCTCCACTACAAAATACCACTCCATGACGACCCCGTATTTCGTGAAATAATCAGCATCGAATCCCTACGCAAACTGCAACTGGCCATCTACGAGTCTGAGAACCCAGTGCGCATCGACCGCCAGGCGCTGATCGTCCTGCTGGCCGGCCTCAAAGGATTCACCAAAACCGAGATGCGGCCATATAACGCGCGGCTCGAAAGCGAGATCCGTAGAATCATTAAACTGAAGGAGCCGCGGCGAACCCTGATGGCCGTGGATTTCTGGAAGACCTATATTGATGCTGAGCAGTTTGTAGGGTGTATGGGGAGTCTCGATGAGGAGACAATAAGGGCCGGGTTGCGCATCACAAATTTAGCGGAACGGGTAAAAAATGGGTTGAAGTCTGGCGGATATAGGGCTGGAGATTTAGACGCTATTTCGAAGATAAGGAGACGTTACCAAGAAACACGTAGAGAGAAAAAGCGGAGAGCTATCCTTGCCGCGGAGCTTGTCGCCTTACCTGTGACCGGCGAACCTTCGGCTTCCGCGTCTTGACCGTGCGGCCATTGACGCGCTTATAAGCCCACCTGTTTTTGCCTCTTGCCATATTCTCTCACTAAGGAAGCCCCAGCCGTTAAGCTGGGGCTCTTGTGCTTCACTCAGGGCTGCGCCCTGCTACTCGTCTTCGTCAGTTTCGTCTTCGTCGGTTTCAGGAGTTTCAGTCTCCGCCGATGCTTCGGTTTCGACCGGCGTTTCGGTTTCGATGGGTTCGTCTGCCATTATGAGCCTCCTTCCCTTGAACGATGTGCTTTACGCTTGCGTGAATTACCCCATGCCTAATTCAGAACGTATCACGCCAAGACCCACGCTTGCAAGATAATTTTACAACACACCTGTTTTCTTCCGGCGCGGTTGATGGGAAGGTGCTACTTTGTGAGGCTTCAGACCAGGGACTAGAGCGGCTCCAACAATCTCCTCGTTTAGCAGGCGCTTGACCAAGTTATCTCGCCGTTCCTTCGGCCCCTGCTTGTGCTTTCCGGTGTCGGAGAACGAGTTGGACATATCCTCGAAGAATGTGAGCAGCGCTTCCACATCCTGCCCAGGAATTCCCATCGGCATCCCTACAATACCTTTCGTAAACCGGTGCTGCGTGGCGAGCTTTTCCCGATCCTTCGGGTTCTTAGTCGCCCACTCGTTGAACAAATCGGATAGCGGCTGGATGCCAATTGCCATCGACATATTCGCCATCGACCACCAGAGAGCATTCGCCGACTCTGGGTGCGCCATCAGCCATTCGTGACGGTTCCTTTCAATCTCCGCTTCCGATGAATGCTGTAGTTTGTGCCGTTGGTAGAGAAGTTGCTCCAGCGCAAATCCGGCGAGCCCTGCATTGAAAGCGAACCGTCCGATGAGATGATATGGCTCCACGCTCTTCCAGTTGGACTTGTAGAGTTCATCGAACACGGTGCGGTTGACGAGATTCGCCGTTTTGAACATGAACCCATGGAGCATCTGCGTCATGCGGAAGAGTGTGGCCAGGTGAATATCCGCCATATCCGCGTTCTTTTTGGGGCGGAACGCTGGGGGCATCTCTGATGGACGATTGCTGCCCGTCACCCAGTTGGCCGCGCCCAACTCCATGCGCCTCACGTCGTCCGGCCCATAGCCATTCTTGATGATGTTGTCGAGGTGCTCGTCCGACATTCCGTAGAGGTCGCTAAGTTTCCGGCGTAGAATTGGATTCTTTGGATCTTTGATCAGTTCTGGGTATGCGTACCGCTCGAAATAGCGCCGCCCCATGGCGGAAGCCAATATGCGCGATACTTGAATCTCCAGCGTGAACCCGGTGAAGTCAAGGAATTTCTGCCCAATATTGCCGCGTGTCATACCATACTCGCGCATCCACGCACTCTTGCTGTAGTCGAGGAGAGCGTTGCAATCCCTGGCCCGTTCAAACATCTCACCGGCATGGGTGACTCCGGTAAAGATTCCGCCTACCACACTGCGCGTGTTGGTCGCCAGCGAGGCTTTCCATAAATGAGTCATCACCTTGATTGGCGAGTAGAGCATCTTGCCGACGATGATGACGGCGCTCGATGCGGATAATGCTTGACGGTCGCCAGCAGGCAAGTGAACTGGGTCAAGGTCTGACGTAATGATGCGATCGACGAGCGCAGCATCTTCTGATGGGAGTTTGCTGATGAGCGGGTCGGTTTTCTGACGGAACTGCCCATGTACTTCGGTGATAGCCAGCGTCGTCGCTACCTGGTCGATGTACCTCTCAATAGCTTGTCGGTCGCGCCCATAAGTGGGGATGCTCCACTCTCTCGCCCGCTCCACGTTTCCAGCCAGACGGATGCCGCGGTCAGCGTGCTCGAAGAATGCCTGAGCCGCTAGTTTGGAGATGCCGCGATCTTCCGCGAATTGATTGATGATATTCTCCCGACGCACGTCGCCTGTCGGCATATTCATAATGTCAGCCAGCGTTGTGATGGTCTTCTGGCCGGTTACTTTGTCGGTGACCACAAATTTCTTGTTCCAGTCGTACATGCGCGGCCAGTAGTTCGGGTCCTTTTCAATCGTAGAGTATGGAACCTCTTTACGCTTACCGTCCTCGTAGATCACCACTGCGCTGCCGGCATCGGCTAATGCTTGCCGAATATCAGCGGTGAATGTTCTCCACTCCTTAACCGCTTTGTTGATGCGCGGATCATCTGACGATGCCTGTCCCTCGACCACCTTCGACATGAGTTCAATATCTTTTGGTTTGAGATTGTTTCCGTGGATAAGGTCGCGGATAATCGCCTGCATACGTCCCTGGTACAACCCCTTCCGAAGATCTACATCGACCACGCGCCGTCCCATCTCCCGGCCCAGTTTCTCCATGCCTGCGCGTATGTAGGCTTTCTCCACTACTTTGTCGCCGGATGTGAGCAGTATCCAACCATTCTCCCGAATAAATTTTCCTATATTGCGAACACTATCCTTGCCTCTTTCGAGAGCGATCAGTTTTTCGTCGGACAAAAGCAGGTCGTTTACCGCATCCCTCGTCTTGCGCTGGACCGCATCCTTGACAGGTTCGCCTGAGCCCATGGCGGCATGAGCGGTGTCTTCCGCTTCCAGCCGGATAACGCCCTCGTTGGCGGTGATCGCGCGTGCGGTTGGCGCCGGAAGATTGTCAGTGCGCCCAAGTAATTCCTGCCACGCTTCGCGGGCTGCGCGCTGCCATGGATCTTCATCCACTGGGCCTTGGTAGAGCTTGCGCCCGGCTCCCTTGTACTTCATGCCCTTATTTACAGCTTTCTTCGCATCCGGTATTTTGAGGTCTTTCAGATGTTGATAGTTAACCCCTTCGCCGTCCTTCTCCCACTCGGCATTTTGCGGCTTATATTCCTCACCCTGCTCGTAACTTAAAACTTCTCCAGGGATGCCAACTGAATCACGCAAATCCTTCGCCAGTTTGGATTCCATTGTCTCGCCGTATACGGCAGCTTTTAGGGAGCGCATCCTGGGCAATACTTTGGTCGCCAGTAGTTTCATCTCCGGCAGGGCATCCGTGGTGATGAAGATATTTGCGACTCCGGATTTGGTTCCGAAACGCCAGGTACGCCGTGTTCCTTGCTCAAGCATGATCCCAGCCCACGGAGGCTCCAGAAAGATGCCCATGCGCGGCTTGTCGCCCACTTTGTCTTGAGCGTTGGTTCCCAAAGCGCCAGCCGCGTAACTCATATACATGGCGTCTTTCTCTCCAGCTTGAAATGCCTCTAGTTCCTCGGTGCGAATCTGGTTAGCTGGACCGGCAAATATAGCGATCTTGTCGCCGAATGCTTTGCGCATCACCTCTACAATGTTTGGCAGAGGTGGAAGTAGTTTGTTGATTTCCGCGCCCAAGTCTCCCGGCAGGTTATGGAAGAAGGCCATACCTTCTTCGGCTGGCGAACGGTACTCGGTGAAGATAATCGGCTTCCAACCTGCATCAATTGCATTCTTGGCAAATTCGATAGTCGCAGGGAGTTTAGATGCCGCGATGTACCGCTTGAGGTAGATGGCCTCATGGCCAAGCGTCGGCGTAAGATACCGGCTTAGGCCTGCTTTCTGAAACGCCTTAGCTGCCCTGGCGAACGCTGCGCGGATGTTGCGAACTCCGGCGCGTACTTCTTCGGTCTGCGGCACCATGGCGACGTGCGCCTCAGTTCCCTCCATATCCATGTGCAGTGTCTGCCACTGGCCGCGCTCGATAAGCTGCTGCCTTAATTTTTCAAGTTTCTTCGCCGCCGCGCCGCCGCTGTATGTATTGGGAGCAATCTCCACCAATCCAAATTGGCTTGCCCATTCTGGAAACCCCCCCCTCGGCCACAGGCCCAGCCTGTCCATGTAGCCCATTTCCATCACGGTTGTATATGGAGTACCGCTGGAATACACGACTTTTTTGGCGGCTTGCCCCAATATACGGACAGCTCGGCCCTGATCAGATTGAGTCCAGTTGCGCGCTGCGGCAGATTCATCGAAGATCACAAAGTCCCAGGGGATAGAGAACGCTGCCTTATTGCCGCGGATTTGCGCGTAAGTGCCAGCGTAGACCCCGCCGGTCTGAATCTCCTTCATGTCGGCAGGCAGCGCATCAACCGTCAACCCAACGCGACGCCCCCAATCAACGTATCCATCCGCATCGTGGATAAGGTTCTGGCTTACGGTGATGATCAAGCCTACCTTGTCTCCGCCCACTCCGAGCAAATGGTCGGCAATGGCGACGTTCATATAAGTTTTTCCCCCGCCCATAGGAACAGCCAGGACTGTCGCATCGTGCTGCTGCAGGGCAGACAGGGCTCCTTCGATTCCTTCTGGTTGGCCGGGATAGATGCCGAGGTCGCGCATATCCGGAGAGATGCGCAGGGTCGGCGGCGGTGTTCCTTTCGGCAGGCCCAGCGCGTCTACGTGCTCGCGCCATGTATCAGGGTCAACAACCGGCGTCCCGCGCTCCCTTTCCGGCGCTTTAAGTGAGGCTGCCTTTACTTCTCTGAGAGGGTTCTTTTTGGGTGTGGCGATTCGTCCGGAATCTCCCTTACCGCCGGCGGCTCCATGTTCCCCGTCGGCCTCTCCGGACTGTTCAGGAACTCGATCAACTGGTTCCGCTTCTCGAACCCCAGTAGGCTCATCAGATACTTCTCCCGGTCCATGTTTACCACCTCCAAGTGCGATTGCCGTCGGGTCGCCGCGGGTCTGCTGCACGGTCACAGCCTGGGCCGGCGTCGTCGGCTCATTCATCGTCGGATGCTCGCTGACCCCATGGACGAGCTGAATAACGCTGGTATCTTTTGGCTCCGGAGTTCCACCGATAATCCCGGTCGCCCCGCGAAGTTTGTCCTCAATTCCGTTCAACTGGCCGCGTAGCAGCGCCTGGCGCCGGGGATCTGTTTCCCTCTTCAGTTGAGCTTCCAGTTCTTTTGCTTGACGGGCAAGGTTGATAGTTTCATTCAGGCCGGGTTGGAAGAGTCTCTTGCTTTTTTTAGCATCAGCGCGGACGTAAGTCGTATCCTCGCCCTTGACTTGATAGACCTCCCACGCCTTGACGCCGTTATCTTTATTGAGAACGAACTGCGCCGCGGCCGCCCGGTCCACAAATATATAATTCTGCGCCTTATCCGATGGCCGCCTGTTGCTCCGGTCAATCCACTTGGCCTCTGATGGAATCTCCACTTCCCCAGATGCCGCCTTTTCCAGCGCGTCTACGTCGATTCTGGCAGTAACCGGCTTGCGCTCAGTGCGAGTCCAGTCGTACCAGCTATCGAACATTTCGTTGAGTTCTTTGGAGCCCTTTGCCAGCTTACTCCCAATTGCAGCATTGTAGATCGACTGCATGGCCCGGTGGATGGTCGCAAAGACTTGCTCCAACTTTCCGCGGCGAATACCACCGTCGTAGTGGTAGCGCTCGAAGGCTTGCGCGAACTTCTCTTCCTGTGCCTCAGTCCACTCTTCTCCCGGCTTCGCGCCGACAAACTCATTGGCGATCTTTTGATGCTCAGGTTTCAGGAAGCGACGGATGGCGTGCGGCAGTTCGTGGATGACAGTTGACACATCCGCTGAATCACACAACCGAACAATCGTCTGGAGTTCATTGAACATTTCAGTGTAGCCGCGAGCTTTGCCATCTTCTCCGCCCATGACAAAAGTCAGCCGCCGGTTGCCCAACAAGTTCTCAAACGATTCTCCGATGGCTTCGGGGAGAATCTGCTCTATCATTTGACTGGCGGCGGCGGCCTGCTCCGGCGTGATACCTGGATGATTCTCTAGCGACTCACGGAACTCTTTGACTGTGCGCGGGCCTTCCGGCAGCGCCTCGACTACGCTCGACGAATCCGGCTGCACGTCGGCAACCACCGTCTCTGCGTGGACTGAGGGTTCAACCGGCAACGGACCGCGACCATCCTCGATAGCCGCCTTGACGACCTCCGGAAGCCCGGTGACCATTCCCCACTCTTCGGGAATGACCTTCAATCCATACCTGCTGGCGATGGTGTTGGTGAAAGCATCTGCCGGATGCTCTGCGCCGAACATGGAGGACTGTTTACCTGTGGCGTTGTCGGCGAATTTGGCGATCATCGTCGAGTATTCGCGCGGTGATTCTTCGAGAGCCATGGCCATAGCTTCAACCGCAGGATGAGGTGGAGCTACGAGCGATTGGCCATCAAACTCAAATGCTCCAGCGGGTCCGAATCCTTTCCTGTCTGTGTACTTTTCTGGACGCAGGTAGCGGTCGATGAGTGATTCGGCGTTTTCGCCTTCCTTCGGCGCTTCGCGCGGGACAAGGTGAGAGAGTCTGGCTGACGCATCCTGCACTCGGGAGAGCAGCCGGACGGCATCGGTATTTATCGATGCAAGGTTCCAACTCTCGCCCGCGTTGCGCATCTGGATAAAGAACAGGCCGGCGCGGGTCAATTTGTCTTTGGTTGACGCCGATGCGCGGTTGAGAACATTGGAATCTGTGACCGTCATCGAAGCCAACATATTTTCGAATAGGTCTTTGGCTTTCTCTTTGAGGGCACCATCTTTGTCCACGTACTCTTCAATCTTTGTGGGGCTGATAATCCCGGCATCCTGCAGGAGTTGCGCAATATCCGCGCTTCTCTCCCGCATCGCTTCCCTGACGGTCAGCGCTGTATGATTCTTGTCGAAAACGTCGAGGGATTGAACGATGTTATCCAGTCTCTCGATAAACTCCGGAGCCAGCAGGCGCTTCATCGCCTCGCCCTGCTCTTCATCCGACATACCGCCTTCGGGACCGCGATTCAGTTCTGTGCCCAGGCGCGACCATTCAATATCTGAACTGATTGGTTTGTCGAGCATCTTGACCAGAACTGGAGCTTTCATCTTCAAGACTTCAGCGGGGTCGATTCCAAAGGTTACGGCGCGTCTGTGAAGTTCGGCGACGTACCGCGCGAATCCATCCGCGTTATTGCGCAGCGCCGTCAACAGGCCCAATGCCCGGCGATTACCAGAGATTACGTCCGTCTTCTGGTCAACGACCGGCGGGCCTGTCGTAGCCGATACGCCATTGTCCAATAGTTGATCGGGGTCGGGAGCCGCAGCAACCTGCTCAACGCGCACCTGGGCGTTCTTGCTGGTCTTGTAGTTTCGGGGCTGACCTTTCTGGTTGTAACCTTCGCGCTCCTCATAAGTGAACGGCACATGGGAAGTCCGCAAATCGGACGCTTCCATCAAAACATAGTGCGCTGGCAAATCTTCGCTGTTCCCGTGGGCAACAACTTTCCCGTGGGCAACAACTTTGGTTTCGCGGCCCATCACCAGGGGAACATCTGGTCTCGCAATAGGCGCCGGTGCTGGGCTGTGAACCGATTCGGCTCCAGCTGCTACCGCGTCCGCCTTCCGCGAGTCGAAGTTTGCTGCCTGCTGCGCCGCATCAGCCGCCGCATCCTGGCCCTGCGCTCTCAGATCGTCGGCTGCCTGCTGCAAATCCTGGGACTGGCCAGAGAGTTCGACTATCTGTTTGGCGGCATCATCCACCGACCCATCGGCGTCGTCCCTGAACTTTGCGGCCGTGGCCTCGGCGAGCTCGTTGAGGATGTGATCTTCGGCCGCGGCCCGCACCTGCCGCATCCGGGTCAAAAACTCGTTGAGCGCGGCGGTGCGCGCCCGGGCAGGCAGATTGAGGGCATCGCGTTCGATCTTGAAAAGGTCTTCCGGCGAGTTGACTTCGCCAAGGCCAAATTTTGAGGCCTGCTCCGTCAATCCCCGGCTGACCCGGTTCACTTCGTCCAGGGACGGCGAGCGCCCGGTATCTGACGCTGTGATCGCTGCCCCAAGCTCCCTGTGATGGCTGTCACGCTCCTCTGTGACCATCTGAGCGGCAATCCTTGAGTCCATGTCCCGGCGAATGGCGTCCCGCTGGTCCATGCGTAGACTGGCGCGCTGCTGGGCGCGCTGCTCGGCGTCCATGTTGGCGAGGTCAATATGTTGGCCGGTGCGCATCCTTTCGGTAAGGTCCACGGAAAGAAAGGCTTGAACCTTGCCCGGCTTGTTGCGCAGGTACTCAGCCAATGCCGGGATGCGCTGCTCTTCGGTCAATGAATCGAACGACTTACCGAAGAATTTCTCGGTGTGCCCGTTTAGGTCGTGGGCAGTCTCCGGGTCGGCTTTGAGCACAGAATCGATGTTGCTGCGGCCGATGATGAGTTTGGCGGTGCCCGCGTAGATGTCGGCGGATGGATCTAGAGGTTCCTGGTCCCCGGTCTCGGTGCGGTCCAGATACCGCTTGAGCATAGAGTCAGCCAGGTCCGCATGCTTCACGTCGAGTTCAAACTGTTCGAAGGCGGGCGTTCCCTTGAAGGCCTCCCATTGCTCGGAATGGTTCTTTTCCAGCCACTCTGCGGCTACCCTCTGGCGGTAAACCGGGAGACTGGAGAACGATTGGCCGAATTGCTGCTCGGTATGCTCTTGAATGGCGGTCTCGGCGGCCGTAACCTGGGCAGTACGCTCTGGGGTGGGCTCGCCGCCGCCGGCGCGGCGCTCGACGACAGGGATAGCTGGTTCTGGGGGCTCAGGGTCATACCGCTGGCCCGATTCGCGCTCCGTGGTCCAGCGCAGGCCGGTGACAGGCAGGTTCTCGGAGGTGCGGCCCTCGACTACCTCGAATCCGCGCTGCTCGGCGTCAGATGGGATAATGTCACGGCGCGCGGCCTGTTCCCGGTGGAGGGCGTCTTGCTTGTAAACCTCTTCGCGCTGATGCTTGATGAGTATCTGTTTTGTCAGATTCTTGGCGGCTTCCGCCCGGTCTTCAAACTCTTTACGCTTAACTTCCGCCGTATCTGCTACTTCAGAAGGTGTTGGAACTCCGGACTTCTTGGCGACCTTGGCCAATCGCTGCATCTCTCGGTCAACCCTGGCCTTAACATTTTTCCCTGCCGCATCCGTCGCAATGTTATAAACGACCGCCGCTTTCTGCTTATCACTAAGATCGTTGTAATCAGACCCGTAGACGCTCTGGGCGTGTTCGTTAAACTTCCCATGAGTTCCATAATCTCTTACCGCGCCATGAATGTCTCGACCTGCGCTGTACCCCAGCATAAGGGTCATTGCAGTGGAAACCGCCATATTACCTTCGATTTCACTGGCAGCTCCCTCATCTCCCGCATCTTTGGCTTTTTGGCGATCTTTCCAGTCGCTGACCAGACTTTTCACCATCGATGCGCCGAACCCGGCGGTCACAAGCCGCGGCAAAACCATCTTCGCCAAACCGCCGCCGAGCCCAAGTAGGTCGCCAATGGGGATTGCCTGGAGGAGAAGCATATCCGGGGAGGTCAACCCGCTAACGCCTTTGGCGAATCCAGTTGCACGCCTCTCCCATTTTCCAGCGGCATCTGCTGGATTTTTACGGTCCTTTCCCTCTGTCGCATTTTCGAAGGAGAACAATTCTCCTTGATGACGGTAGTAGTCCTCGCTTCCGTGAACGTCAACCGGCTCAACGCCGAGAGCGCGGGAAACCCCTGGAGCCATGTTGTAGAGGGTTTGAAATGGGGTGCTGCTCGTCAATGTGCGGCGCGTGCGCTCCCACCACGACGGAGACCACGCCTTCAACTCTACGTCGGAGTGAGGTTTGATTTTGTCGGCATCCTCTGGAGTGGTGCTGGCAATTTCCGCAGGTGGTGCAGGTTGCTCGACGGGGATGTTGAAACTCTTACTTTCAACGGGTATCTTAAAGGTCTTGCCGCGGTGCTCGTGCGTGTCAGACGCAGGGTTTTCTACCGGGATATTGAATGTCCGGGTCGTAGGCGTTTCGGGAGTTGCTGTGGCGGTTCCATCGGCCATCGAGATTACTCGTCTTTCGTATCATAACCTTGCGTGGTCAGTTGCGGCTTGATCGCCTGCCAATCGGCATCGGTTGAACCGGGGTTTGCTTTGAGGAAGGCTGATTTCTTGACAATGCCTTTGGATTGTTTATGGCCGCCGTTTTTCTGCCCTCGATTATGCAGGGTTTCCGCGTAGGCATCAGCATTTCCCGGGGTATCGAACTTGCCAAGGTTCTCACCGGTTTTCTCGAATCTATCCCAGGCCGCCTTCTTTAGAGCCTTCCATGGCGGATATTTGTCCCAATCTTTCATCTTCGGAATTTTCCCATTTACAAGAGGCGGCATTTTCCCGTCTGGAGTCAAAAACTTCCCATCGGCAATCGTGGGGACCAAGACTTCGCGGCCTTGAGAATCTCCCATTGAAATCGACAGTTCAGAACTGTGGCTACCGTCGGCGTTCTGAATAGATGGCCGATTCCAAATAGGAAGATTGCCGGGCTCTTTGAGTCCCTTTGGATTCAGGGCAGCCATGAACTGTGATTGCCCCCCAGGCGCCGCCTGAGACGAGGCAGGCGGCGCTGAGGGCGTAGCACCCGCCGACGGCGATTTCGGCGTCACGGTGCCTCCCTGTGGCGCTGCTGCCGGACCGAACAAAGGTTGCAGGCGGGTCATCACCGCGCGCCGCTCAGTCGAAGACAGCGCCGTTTCCTTTGAACCACTCAGAACGACCCGAATCTGTGTTTGGAGATCCCGCTCCAAATTCGTCAAATCTTCTTCTGTCAGGTCTCCGGAATACTTTCCGTCCTTGCCTGGCTTCGGCTTATTGCCGGCGGACTGGTATTGGTAGCCATCCTCTCCCTGATAAACAAGGTTAGCCAGAGCGTCGTCGAGGTTGAACGGCAGTTTATCGGAAGTCAGCCTATCTTTGTACTGTGGCATGGGGCGCATCCGGTCAATAGCCGCCGACAGCACGTAATTGTCGTGCGCGATCACCCCAGCCTCTTCTTGACCAGCACCTTCCACCTTGCGCCGCACCAGCGCATCACGCTCCTCGGGGGACAAGTTTGGGCTGTGTTGCTTGTAGTAAGCATCCCACTTCTTGTAAACCTTTTCCTCGGCCCCGCCGCCGCCAGATCCCCCTTCACCGCGCGAAGCATAGGCCTTTTGTGGCCCACGCAGTATTTCGTAACTACCGTCCTCGTGCTCGGATATGAGCTCGCCGCGGCTGGTCACATGGAGCTTGGACTTCGGATCGATAGTGATCTTATTGGCTCGGAAAATCTCCCTATCCGCCTCGGTCAACTTATAGTTCGGGTCGGTATGAAGTTTGCCCACCACATCGTCGAGGGCTTTCTTTGTTTCATCTCCCGGCTTTAACTCTGGAATCTTTGGCGGATTCACCACGTCATAAGCCTGCCTATATTGACCATACTGCTGCTTTTGAGCGTCGGTCCACTGGCTCTGCGGGGTGCTTGAGAAACTGGCGATCGTCGGCCCGAGTTTGTCGATGGTTCCCTGGGCCGTCTGGACCGTCTGCTCATGTGAAATTTGGCCGGCTTCGAGCCCCGGCACGGCGGCGCGGTTGGCGCGCGACTGCTTCGCTTCTGGCGTATTCAGCGTTGCGATCTGGCCGTAGATCGGGGCGCCCGCTTTCTGCGCGACTGAATACCATGCCTGGGAGACTTGTGCTGGGTCTTTTGATTGGAGAGCGCCGACGATACCGCCCTCAACTTTCTTCGCTTTTGACTTCTTTTTTCCGTCGTCCTGAGAAACGTGCTTGCCGTAGAAGTCCATCAGCGCGCCCCAGGAGCCATCTACCGAGGATTTGGCGGCCTTGTACTCGTCGGAGTTAGAATCGATGCCGGCAGCCGTCAACTGGTAGAGCCTCACCGCGTCCTGATTGTAGGAGTTCTGCAGGTCGTCCGTTTTCTTCTTGAGCTTCATCACTTCAGAGGCTTGGTGCTGGGCTCTGCCGCTCATATATCCGCGCAGGATGCTGTCGGCGATGGTTGCGATGGCTCCAGACTTCTTGACCGCACCGTTAATTTCTGGACCTTGTGTTGGCAGTGGAGACGGTGTAGCTGGAGTCGGGTCCGGTATCGCCGGCGCCTGATAAGGCGTACTCGGGTCGTAAGGTTGGAATTTACCGGGATTTTCTTGTGCTGTCGCCATACTTCTCCCCTACGCACTTACCCCATTATCAGAACCGAGCAAGGAAAGAATCCCCGCTATATCGCCAGATCCTGTCCCGAGATCGTTGGCGCCCGTCGCCCCCACAGCCGCCCCTGGATTCTGCGCCCCAATATTTGCGGGATTTGGGCTAGTACTTCCGCTAGATGAGCTAGGGTATGAAGCCTGCTCCCACCTTTGCTAAATCGCCGCCAAAGGAAGACAGTGCTCCTAACTGTGCTCCTTTCTGCTCGATCTGGAGTTGTCCCACTTGGCTGAGGCCTTGATTGGCCGCTCCAAACCCTGAGATTCCAGTACCCGCCGCGGAAGTTGATTCGCCGATCCCTTGGGAGGCGAGTTGTGCCAATGAGTTGAAACTGTTCAAATATGCGTTTGTTGCGGTTCCGCCGACCTGCGCACCCTGGCTTACGTCTGCCTGCTCCAAGGCGAGGTTTTTCTCACCGCCAGACGGAGCGTTATTCATGATGTTGGCTTTGGCTCCGGCCGTAGCTTGGCTGATTTTCTGTGTTGCAGGGCTGATTGCCGCGGCAATTTTATACGGATCTCCGCTCGCCAGCGACCCCTCGAACGACTCGGCTTGCTGAAAACCGGGTTGGGATTCTTGAAACAATTGATTAGAGTTGTTGGATTGAGTTTGGGCGATGGCGGTCAAAGCATCGGCGTTAGCCGTGATCCCGGAGGTAACGGAAGGACTCAAACCAGCACTTTTGCCCATGACGCAATACTCCTACCGAGGGATGGTAACAGGGAAGCGGGGTAAAGTCCTGAGTTTGCGGGAGATTTTTACAGCCAAGACAAAGATGGCGGTTCCGGCGCTTTGGCGGGTTCCGGCTCTGGCGGCGCCACTTCCACGGGAATCACCCGCGCGGCCGGCGCAGGGGGCGGCAAGCGCTTCTCGATCACTGGTTTAGGCTCTGGTTCCTTCACTTTACAGTGGCAGTCCGGGTATGTCCGCTTAAACGCCTCAATCTGCACGGCTACGGCCTCTGCGGTCCGCTCCACAGACTTCTCTTGCAGGAGGGTGTCGTCCGAGTCTATGGCTTGAACGATGAAGGTGCCGCTTTCCGGCGCCGGGCTCTCGTCTTCCGCCGGCTCCTCGCGGAACTTCTCGACCAGAAACTTCGCCGCATACTGCTCAAAATCCTCGCGCAGCAGGGACGAAACCAGCATCGGCACGAGTTTCTTCCCTTTCAACTGGAAGCGCGGGATCTCGCCGCACTCTTTGAAGCCGAATATGGCCATGAACTTTGCGGTGAGCGCATTCTCTTTGTGCCGGTTGCCGATGATTGCCTGGAGATCGAATTCCTTGAATAAATAGGCCAGTCCGAGCATGGTCACAATCTGCTGATCTTCTGTACCCCACGCATGCCGAAACATACAATACCCCGCGATAAGCGCCTTCTCTGTATTATTTGTTCCGAGGGATACGGTTGGAAAGGCAAATCCGAGTGCCTTAAAACCGCGCTCTTCCCACCGGCCAAGGATTAAAAGAAATGGGCGCTGCGACAAATAGGAAACGATAGACCCGAAATCAGAAGAGGGGGTGCCTCCAAATGTTGCGTCAATCGCGCCGTTCCCCGACCTTCTCCGAGAGTCACGAGCCCAATAATATAAGTGAGAAAGATAATCTTCACTAAACAAGTCTGTCCGGTTGCGATCATACCGTATAGCCTGCAAATCTCCCCATCGGTACTCGTCTTCGCGCAGCGCTTCGAGAACATCCACTTTTTCGCTCATGCTTGCAATATACTCCTCGCGCTTTTCATCATCAAGTGGTAAAATAGAGGGGTCGGGAGTTGATAGCTCCTGGCAAGCCTAGCCGCCCCAAGGAGACGACCATGACCCCTCAAGAATCCAGTTTAGCACTTTGTCGATGCGGTAATCCAACCTGCACTATTCCCTACGGTTTCTGTCATTGCGGGTGCGGAAAAATAACCTCTTTAGCCTGCCAGTCGTTCACGCGATTAGGATGGGTTCGAGGAGAGCCAACACTGTTTCTTAATGGACACAATCGCGTCAAGCCTCGACCTGTAATCGTCCAACCTGACGATCCCTCTATCCGCCTGATTGCGCTCACACAAAACCAAGTATCAATTGTCGATTTTTCGGAATATGAACGACTTATGGATCGACTCTGGATAGCCCAAGACGACAAACATACTGGAGATTTTTATGCCATCCATAATATCCGAAATGGAAACCGGTGTATTCATGTCCGAATGCATCATGAGATTTTACCTCTGCGTGATGGCTTAGTGACAGATCATATCAACGGGTACACTCTCGACAACAGGAGAGTAAACCTTCGCCTAGTTACACATTCCCAAAGTATGATGAACCGGGGGATTTTTCCATCTAACCATAGCGGACGCACTGGAGGTCGCCCCACTTATAGGCGTCTTCCTGGAGGGCTGCTAGTACGTCGATTTCTTCGGTCACTTTCGCCTCGCAACTTCACCATAGGTTTTCCCCGAGGTCTGTCTGCAAATCGCCTGATAGGCGTCCATATCACCATTGGCAAGCGCTGCGCTCGCGGCATTCATGCGCTCTTCAACAATCTCGACCACACTCATTGAGTGCGGAGTTTTGACGCCGAATTCGGCAATGTAGGCATCGGCGTCCTGATGCGCCTTATAGAGCAACTTGTATTGCGGATACCGGCTGGCATAGACGCTGAAGCAGCCGACGATCTTCTCCAAGCGCTCAAGCCTCTCTAGCAAGTTATCGTCCATACACCACCATCGCCTTCGGACCCTCTTTCACAAGAGCGGTCACGAGACAGGAACCATCCCACCACGCATACTTAGCCTTCGGGTCGAACATCATCACCGCTCCTCGCGGGTCAGGGTGCGCAATATTGAAGAAGAAGTTCATGGCGATACCGTCGTAGAGAGTTTGGCTACCGGAACTAATCCGATGCCGCAGTTGCCCGTCTCTCTGGTAGAATTCTTCTCTGATTTCAACCATTCCGTCTCTCATAGTTACTCCTTCACCCTCGCGGTAGTAGTAGTCGCGGACCAGAACTGTGTCGCTCATCGTCCAACCTCAGCCGCCAGCCACAACCCTCCGAATACCAACAGCGCGAACGAAGAGAAGCCGAGCGACAGAATAGCCGCGTATCGGTTCAGCGTGTAGTTGGATGGTCCGAGTTTTTGAACTGCCAGTGGTAATGCCAGTGGTCCATCATCGCTCTTGCCCAAGTATCTCGAATTCATAAACGCTTCGTAAAAGAAGGTGAGCAGCCCGACAAACAGAAGCGCGTAGATCGCCGCGACCAGCAGGACAAGCGCCGGGTGCCATTCGAAGCCGTACACGATGGACCATACTGCGCCGAGACTGGCTGCGATGGCTACGATGTAAAAGAACACGCTGTAGAGAATCAGCAGGGGGAAGAATGTTCCAGGCGCAGTTCCGTGACCGTGATCCATTTCATACGGGCCGGATGGCAGAGAGAGGCGAAGAATTCCCCACAAAACCCACGGCAACATTATTGCGGCTTCGATGAGCATTTACGTTTCCTTTCCTTCTTGTAATTTCTCGATCACTGCGGTTGCGCGATCTACGCCAGAATGGTCGCTCCACTTATCCGGTTTGCCGTCAGCACGCCATTTAGAGTAGGCGCTCCAGAACGGAGAGGTTAGGTTCTGTTTTCCCAATTTCGCTTGGCGTTGAAAACCTTCATGAAGAACTTTGAGTCTGTCTGCTGGCCATTTCGTTATATCTCCAGTTGCCGACTCGGGTACTACCGGCATATATCTCTCGCTCCACAATAACCAGCGGAAACCAAATACCGATAGCGCAATATGCGACTCGATCCATACTGAGGATAAAGGATACCTCCACTTTATCTCCAAGCAAAGAAGCCTCAGAATGAAGCCCCACCCTGTATCCATATTACAGTGAGGCGCAAGACCGCGTTTTGTTATGATGAGCATTTACGTTTCCTTTCCTTCATCGCTTCCAGATCGTCTCCGGTCGCAAGCATCAGTTGCATGTCAATGGACCGATGCGCCTCCCTTGCCTTATGGTGAACTTCCATCCACCACGGCAAAGGAGACTCGGCGTGCTGTACATCTTGGCAAGGGGTGTCGAGTAGCGATCGCTCCACTACCGTTGTCCCCGGACCACCTGCGGACCCGGCTGCGGGACGGCGAGACCAGAAGCATTCGGGCCGGCCTCGAACATCGCTTCGGCCTTTTTGAGTTGGATGGACGCATTGAGCATCTCGCCCATCGGCTGATCGGCGACCGAGTAGCTGCCGTCGAGCATGAGTGCGCCGCCGACGCGACCCAGGAAAGTGTGGATGCTGCGCAAGGCGTTCACAAGCTGTGATTTTGTCGGGGCTTCACTGAAGGAGATTGCTTCGAGTTCCAAATTCTTAACTTCCATGGTCGATTTTCCTCGTCTGGGTACAGAATTTTGACGCTTGCAACCACATTAAACCCTGCAAGCGGTTTATGCAAGCATTATTTTAGGCTGGTATTTCGTGGGAAGTATAGGCCCGCGCGCACTCGGCGAAGTCCTCTTCTTTGTCCGACAGCCGGTAAATGCGGTGATCGTCGATGGAACTCGTCGCTAATATCTTCTCGAAACAAGACAGGCACACCTTTTTCCCATCCACGGAAAATACCGGACGCTGGTTCCGCGCCCTGCAACACTCTCTCTCGCATTTATGTAACGCCACCTTATGCCTCCCTAGACTTCGAGTTCTTTGACTTGGTAACTATGGCCACTCTCTGCGATCTTAAATTCGATGCGAGGCTTATCCCATAACTGGAAACCCTGCAAGGGGTCGGTCACGCTGGTTGTCAACATAACGATGCGCCAGGTCCGCATGGTGAACGCTGTCGTGCCGCTATTCAGGTTGCCAAAGCGAACCCGAATCACGCCACGGATAGGCTGCGCTGGCAGAGTGAAAGTGTAGTATGCCGTCGAACTTCCGTCCGCGTAAAGTGAGACGTCGATGGCGACCGGAGAGTTGTAATCGAACCACCCTTGTTTGATGAATTTACTCTGGTCGGTTCCCATTTTGATAAAGTAGGAATCATAACTCGCCTGCACCTCCGCGAGAATAGCGGCGTGTATGTCCTCTTGGAAAAGAATCGGCGCAGTCGTCACTTGAATCGTATGCAGAATTGACGCACGATATGCCTTCTGCCCATCGCCCTCGTTCACGATAAGTTCAGCTTTGCGTCGGTTTGTTCCGGTGTTGATGGTGGCCAGAGGAATAGAGATCGACCCATCATCAAAAAGTAAGGTCGTCGTCAGAACTTGATTCTGCGTGTTACAATCCGTCTCCAACCCGTTCCATTGTTTTGGATCGTGAGGTTTGCCCAGGTCGCGGTACGGGTGCTGAATGACTACGTTGATTGGAGTCTGGATCAGGGCCGGGGGAGATGCCGTATTCCATCCACCATCGTCGTAGTCGCCAACCTGGTCCTGCACTACGGCGTACTGGCCAGTTCCGATCTGCTTGCCGACCAGCAACACGTTGATGTCTTTCTCCCAGAACATCGCTGTGGCTTGAACGTCGTCATAACGGTACCGTAGGTAATTAGTATCCCATACCATGCGGAATCGTGGACTGCCGGCGTTGAGGCTGATATACGAAGTCAAAACCTGATTGTTGTAGTAGGCCATCACGTCTTGATTCGCCTGTGTGGGATCAGCCTGCGGCGGGATGCACTCTGGGTTACCTCTGTATATCCACTCGATCGGAAGCGACTTGTACACGCCGTCGGCGCCGGTAAACTCACGAAGCCCGTCAGCAGCCCTGTACCAACAAGCTCCTTCGACTTCCGTCCATCCATTCTTCGCGATAATTCCATGCACGGAGCCTGTGGGTTGCGGATAAGGAACGTCGCCCTGGCCGACGATAATAAACCAACTCTTCAGTGTGCCAACGATAAGCACCCCGCGCCAGTTGATAACGGCGTTGATGGGATCGTCCGGAGTCGTAACCGGGATATAGTTTTGCGGCCCGAAGTTCTCAGGCAACCCCTTCTTTGAATAGTAGAGGTAGTGGGGATTATTCGGGTCGCCGGCCAGCCACACGCGATTGTAGGCGAAGGCGCATAGATCGCAGGCCTGGCGTGGAACCGCATAGATGTTGACCGGCTCACCTTGGTTATGCTCAAGGCGAAGAATGGCTGTGAATGTCGTGTTGCCGCCGGAGACCACGCCGCCCGTAGTAACCGCGACCAACTCTTCGTTCGATGGATTTCCGACGACGACGAGCTGGTTCTGGACGACGGTGTACGCGCCGACTATCGCGATGTTCTGAGGTGAGAACGTACTGTAGATCGACGAGAGGCTGGACAGGGTGGTAGCCGATGCCAGTGTCGTCTGAATCGGGTTGACGAGCGAACTGGTAACCGGCGGGTCATTGTCCAATATCAGCGGCTGTGCTTCTTCGATGTAGGCGTCCGCAATCACATCTTTGAATATGAATTGGCCTGCGCCTGTGATATTGGGGATCTGGCCGACCTGAAACCAGTTCGAGGATAAGGTTCCGCCGCGGCGATAGTTGCGCACATGGGTCACTTGCGGGTCCGACGAATACTGGCCTACAACCTGGGCCGCTTGCCGCAAGAATATAGGGGCGCTTGTCGAAGACAGATAGCCGTAATCTTCGTTGAATTGCTGCTCGGGGCAGGGAGACGATTCAGTGCCGGTGTTGGCGTTGTAATATGTCTGCCGCCAATCGTAACCAATTCCGCCAAAAGATGAAGGCCCATACCCCCACTGCAGGTAGAGTCCATTGCAGGAGAATGACACGCCTTCAGATGGAGTCGTATTCGCATTGGTTGTGACCGTCAACATCCAGCCGCTAATGTTCGACCAGTCCAGACCGGCTGTACCCGCCAAGCCCACCGGCAGGAAGTTCCCGCGCGGGATATAGCAAGCCTGCCACGATCCGGCCCCCGTCGATATATTGGTTGGCTGGAGCTGCGCGGGGGTCGTCCCCGGAGTCTGGCCGGTGATCAGACCTAACGTGTCCGCGAGGATTTGGTTTTGAGTTGCCTTATAGGCATCTTCCGAACCCACCAAAGAACCCTGGTAATACGCCTGAGAGATGAACGCCGAGTAGTAGTTGTCTACCCCCTCCCCGACAAAGAACTGTAATTGAATCTGCGCGATGTTTTGTGGGGCTGAAACAGCGAGGGTCAGAACAATTAAGTCGTCGTCCGTCACCTGGTCGTTTTGACTAAGGTCAAGGGCTACTGTTTTTCCGATTGTCCCCGTCGCGCTTACTGTGGGCACTTCTCCACTCCAACAACTGAACGGAAAAGATGTCGTGGTTGGCGGAACCCATTCATAGAATCCCCACGCAGACATTTGCAATATCGGAAGGCTGTAAAGGTTATTCACCACGCAGGCGGCGGGAATTCCAGAATACGATCCGCTTGAAGTGAGATAGGTGATGTACCCACCAGCCGCGCCAATTTGTGTAGCCGACTGGAGTGGAACTGTAAATGAAGTTGACGACACCACGGTAGCTACTTCATAGAATCCATCTACTATGTCGTTGGACGATGCGTAAATCGCTAACGTGTTGCCTGTCGATAGGCCATGCGCGGCGGCTGTTTGAACCAGCAACTCCGTGTACAAACCATTGACGAGAGTGGTTGCCGTAACCTGAGAGATTGGGACTGTGGCCTGCACGTTGGTATTTAGCAGTGCGATCATTCCAGCCGCTACTGATCCAACTCCGCCTTGAGTGGACACGACAGCATAGACGGAATCAATAGTGCTGACCGTTTGGACAGCTCCGTTAATGAGGTACACAGCGCTAGGGGGGGTTACCGTTACTTGGTTTATTATCGTGGTTCCGTCACCGAGAGGTGGGTTCCATGTAGTCCCGCCATCCACGCTGTATTGGAGGCCAATCAACCCGCTACAGTATATTGTATTGACAGATGTTGACGCCGCAATCGCTCGTAATTGAATTAGGCTTAGATTAGAGGTCTCCACAGTAAATGAAACTACCGTAGGGGGAAGTGTTTGTATATTAGAAGGGAATCCTACAGCAATACCAAATGTGACTGTTCCGGAAATCGTTACGTTTAATGTCACCGTATCTACGGCAGACAGGGGGACTGAGGCGAATCCATAAATCGAGCTGGAGTACGTCGTTACCGGGGTATTACTAATAGTGGCAATGGCTGTTGGAGAAGTTACACTCCCTAAACTTCCACTGGTCGGATACCGCGTGGATGCTGACCCGCTATAACCAAGTCCAAAGAACTCACTGAAGTCGGTCACGAGTTGTCCGGAATTAACAGCGATAGTATCGACGGCGACCCAAGCCCAACCTGTTACTCCCGTGGCAGTGTAAGTGTTCGCCTCCGCAAACGAGTCGATCATGATGAGCAGCGGAGCGTAAGGATTGACATTGAGCGTGTAGGGGGATGGATCGATGCCCCAAAGTTGAGGGTTTCCCGTGCCCATATCTTTGATTGAATAGCTGGAATCGGCTATGAAGATGTACGGCTGGCTCGTCTCGAAGCAACTGTCTACTATTGAACCGAAGGTGTCTCCGGAGAGGATGATCTGCGTGCCGGTTGCCGTGACGGGAAGGGTTAGTTCCGTGTACGCGCCTTGAAGGTTGCCAGCGCGCCTCCAAAGTGAACCATCAGCAAGACCGGCATACCGCCAGGCACTGCTCTGATAGTTTAGGCGGGTGATGGTTGTGACAGGCTCGGTAAACCAGTAATTGCTAGTTCCAACACCGACCGGATCGCGGTTGATGATCTGCGTTCCAAACCTGCTGCTGACTGAATTTTCTTCTCTTTCAAGAATGTTTAGGTACTGTAAGAACGTGCTCTCTGGAGCTTGATCGATTACATCTCGCGCAATAAGACCGCGTGATTTATAAATCACCGGTACTGGGACGTAAGCTGTATCGATCGACATGTGGTTCCTTTTACGTCGGGGCTTGGTATCCGGTTATGATGCCATTTGAGAATTCGATGAAACCTTCCGCTGTTGTCAGCTTCGGAATAGTGATCTTTTGTGAAACTCCCATGCCCGGCTGAGTCTGCCCGTAAACTGACGCTAAGCCTTTCAGCGCCGAACTCCCGCCAACGTCGAATTGCGGTGCGAGTACCGGAGCGCTGTACTGACTTTTCGCATGGTCTGAAGAGATGGCGTCAGTCGGATTGACCGGAGTGCCCAACCCTGTGACCGTCTTGCCTTTCACATCTACTCCAGATGGCAGCGCGGTTGGACCAGATACGCCTGAGTGTTGGTTGACCCTCTGAATCAACTGCTGGAGCATCACGTTCAGCCGGCCAAGCGACGGATCTTCGAGGTCTTTCTTTGATAATTGGAAGTTCTGGATGGGATCGGGAAGGTCTGCTTTGGGCGCGATGGGAGATATGCTGCGAGTGTAACGAGCGCCCGGGCGAGATGTGGGGACTGGGCTCATTTTCCTGTTCCAATCTTCATGGCTTGGATATAGCGCCCGGTGGCCATGACGATTTGAGCGTACCGCTTGAGCGCGAACTCGGCCATTTGTGGTTGCTGGACGACACCATCTTTCGCCCAGGAATAATTAAGCGTCAAGTATTTCAGGGCGTGGCAAATTGTGTCAGGCACAAGGAAGCCATCGAGCATTCCCAGCGTATCCGTATCCCGCACCGCGCAAAGCATTTCTACCGGGAAATTCGACGAAGGCCTTCCGCCCACGCCCCATTTGTACAGCCCAGCCCGGTCTTCAAACCAGCTCTGCAGCGGCCCCACGTAGTTCACCTGCCAGTTCCGGTTCTGCTGGACCAGCTCTTCCTGGGTCACTTCGTACAGTCTACGCATGGATTGGATATTTCCGCCAGTAGTCGAGGCGTTGGCCGCGATCTGGGTGTAGATTACTACGTCCGCCGACGGCGCGCTTGTCACGGCAAAGACCCCGGCAAACGATGAATCTACCGGGTTAACCACGGCGAAGGTGCTGTACTTGCTGAGGCCCGTGGGTCCAGATGCGGTCAGCGTCACCGTATTGCCTGAGCGGACCAGGGTGGTAATGGGGATATTGAGGTTCGATGCCGCGATGCGGTCGATGAGGATGGTTGTGGGGGGTGTGGCCTGGTAGACCTGCCCGGTGTTTACGGTCTGAAAGAATCGCTCGTAGAAGCAGGGGACGGCCGTCAGAAACTCGTTCTGCGCCCTCGACAGGTAGGCCAGCATCTCCGACTGGGTGAAGATCGGGTCCGTGCCCTGCTGTGTCGGAAACGTGGCTCCCCATACAGGCGCTGCCGCGGCGTGGTTATTGGCGAATGTGGCGACAAATTGGGTGCCGGAGGTGATGCTGGTGATGGAGATGACTTCCTGCTCGGCGTTGCCGGGCACCTCGACAACGAGCTGGGCGCCGGGATACATGGCGTAAGTGCTGGGCACCGTGGCCGTGACGCCCGCGCCGGCGGTGATGGGAGCGGTCAAGGCGACATAGACAGCGGGTTGGCAAAGATGAAGGCTCGTCTCCATCAGAACGTCAGCCGCCGTTCGGTATCCAAAACCAGGAACCGCCATGAACCCCTCTCGCTTATGCTACCGCAGCGACTTCCGGAATGGCCTCTTCTTTGGGCGCGTCCACCCAATCCTTTGGCCGGTTCACACCGAACTTGCCCTTGCCGCCGCAGAGCGAACAGGTCGAGGACATTACGCCCAGGGTCTTATCGGTGCCGTTGACCGCGACCTCGTGCTTTCCTGTTCCATTGCAGCCTTTACAGGCAGCCACAAAACCTCTGCCGTAGCAAAACACACATGCGCGTTCGCCTGTGCCTTCAGGGTGATCTGCGAGTCCGCAGTCACATTTTGAAATCTCGCCGTGGAACTGACTGATATTCGCCATAAAATCTCCTATCGTTTGGTAGTTGGATTTACACTTTGAATTCCGCCGTAGCCGCCCGAAAAGAGCAGCGGATCGCGCAGGTCTTGTATGGCGGACATTCTCTTCGCCCCCTGCAAATACTGCTCGAACAGTTTCATGCCCTCCGCAAACTCGCCGCCCAATTCTTTGATCCGGCAGTAAAAAGCTGCGTACTCTTCGATCAACTGGAAGAAGTTGTCCTCGAAGACCACGCTCTCGCTTCCAGTATACGGCCAAACATCACTCGTTGGATACTGAATTGCTGTGATGTTAACGGATTGTGGTTCTGCGACCGCCGGGTGAATCGCGAACATATTGAAACCGATAGGACACCAGCGATAGCAGGCGTTGTCTACATCTTGGGTCCAGTCAGAACCCCAGTTCACCTGGAGATAGTCCAAATTTATTAAATTTATCTTATACAACGGCGATGAGAACCCTTGAATATCCGTGATCGCCAGTATCCCTTTTGGGACAGTCTGCCAGACTGAATTCGGCACGAGATTAAAAGGAATGTTTACTATCTGTGTTGGCCGTCCGACAAGAAGCAATAAATCGTTCTGAGCCTCGATCAAAGAAGAGTAGATTTCAAACCGAGCACTCCACCACGCGCCGCTGCTTCCAGGCACCTCTTCTAACCTGGATTGAACATTATTCGCGAGCGTGGCAATGGTTGTGCCCATCTATTCCCCTTACTGCGCCAAATTCCAGCTAAACCCGAATCCATGCGCCGCGATGTCCACGCTACTCCCCCACAACCGGCGTAGACCCGGCAAACACCGGCCCCGCCACTGGGTCAGCAAGCAAGCTCTGATACACCTGAGCCATTGTCTGCCCGTCCGTGACCGTGAGCGTGTACGACAGCACTGTGAGCATCGGCGTGTACGTTGCCAACTGCGCCGGAGATGCGTAGACAATCACCGCCACGCGCTCTGTGCCGTTGTCTTGTAGCCACACCTTAACGATGTGCGCTACGGCTGTGGGATATGCGGTCCCGCGCAAGCTGTAATTGGCAAGGTTGTAATTCACTTGCGCCGTTTTCGCCAGAGTATTGTGCGCGGGTGCTTGCGCCCATGCGAGTGACGCGGCCAGTAGAACGATGCTTGCAAAGAATCTCATGCTCTCTCCTACGGCAAGAAGCCGCAACTGCTACCTGCATAAATCGTTGTTGAATCACCTGCACGCACGCTTGTATCTGTATAAAGCGTTACCGTTACAGGGTTGGCTCCGGCTACTACGGTGACTATGCCGGTGGCCTTGTATACATAATTTGCAGTAGATGAGTAGAACCAAGGAACCGTTGAAGATGCCGTTGAGTCTTCTCCGGCGAGTAATGGAGTAGGTGTTATAGCCCAAATGGTTGGCGTGATCGGTCCCGTCACTGTGGGGTATTCCGCCCCTACAAAATCGGCTGTAATTTGACCTGCGACAAAACCGTTGACGGTATAACTCGTAAAATCTCCATACGCCCAAGTCGGAGCCGCGCTGAAGTTGTAGGCGAAATCGAAGCCACCCGATATTGGATTCTGCGATAACGCCTGACTCCAGTACACAACAAACTCCAGCCGCTTGCTTGTGCCCGCAGCCACCGCAGGACACGCGAGGCCGGTAGTCACTACTGTGGGGCTTACGCTTGTGGTGGTGAAGTTGCTGGCTAGGAAGTTGGCTGGCGGAGGGACAACTGCGCTGATTACGCCGTTAGACGCAGTGATGGTCGTATTGTCCACCTTCGCCAAGCCGAACATAGACGACGACGCATACGGCGCTTCCACGCTCACATTTGTGGTGCTGGTCTGGAAAGGCAAGTTCTGGTAGCCGCTTCCTGCCGCCGGGGTTGTGCTGTTGAAATTGGCTATTGTTAAAGCAGATCCGCCGTTGACGGTGACACTTGTTCCGCCGCTGCCTCCACTAAAACAAGCACTCGTCGCCGGAACCCACATAGTCGCAGTCCCAGTATCGTTCGTGCTGGTTACGTTGGCGTGTGTGAAATCGAATTCGTATTGCGAACCGGAAAGACCCGCCGACAAGATGGTCGCTGTCTGACCGTTGAAATAGGTAGCGGCTGTCCATCCAGCAAGGTAGACCCTGTTCCCGGCGGCAAAAGAGTTGGTTGCCTCGACCGTCACCGCGTCCGTAGTGATCGAGAACGAGGTTGCTGTCGCCTGGTTCTGGCAATAAAGATAGGGCGCTGGAGGTGGAATGGAAATCGCTCCAGTAGCCGACGACGATACGGCAGCGGCCCAGCCTCCCGATCCGTTACTGATGAAAGCGGTCACAGCTTGCGACTGCGCGCCCGCCGCCGTTATCGCCAAAAACAGAACTGCTATCCATTTCTTCATAGAGACCGTCCTTAAACCTGCTTGTAGGATGCGACGAAGCTATCCGATGCTGTGCCGTAAACCCAGTACGCCGAGAGTTGATCCGACTGTGTTGTGCCGATGCTGGTCGTATCGAACAGGTTGCCGGGAGTGAGCACATCTACGACCGAAAGATCAGTTGCGGAGATAGTGCCAGCGACGCCGATATACAGCACATTCTGGCCGATGAACCGGATGCGAACTTCGCCTGCATCTTCATTCAGCACACACCACTCGCCGCTTGCCGCATGAGGCTTCTTTAGCCCCTGGACGACCAAGACGGTGCTCGACGTGATGCTTTTGACCGTACCCTGATCGGGGATGGAGCCCACAGCCACAATTCCAGGCTTAAAGGCCGCGGTTAGACCGACTGCCACGCGATCGCCGGGCAGGAATCCGTTGGTCGAGGCGACGGCCAGATTGCACTGGGTCTCGTTGGAGCCAGGATTCAGGTTATTGCTGAATGGATCTGGAGGCGGCGTGACGGCGGCAGTGACGGCTGAGCCGAACACTGGCTGCGCGGTGCCGATAACAGATTGGACGCCGTAAAAAGGCCTTAGCATGGTTATTCTCCTCTCCGCTTTTTGTACATCGGATTAACGCCGGAAGGTGAATATGGCTGCGGGATACAGCACGGGCCGGTTCCGGTTTCGTTGCTCGGTCCATCGACGCTCGCGTAGCTTGCTTTCGCACGCAGGTCGCCCATGGCTCCAATCGCGTTAAGGCGAATATCGTTGGGGGTTGGAATAAACTTGCCTTTCCCTCCCCAATTATTCGGCGCTTCAGGATCGTATTCGTCGTGGACGCCAAGCCTCGAACGATCAATGAAGAAGTTACTGGCCGCCGACTTTGTGTTGTCGAGCGTTTCGACCTTGCCGTAATCACGACGACGAAATTTGTCGT